GTACTTTAGGTACGGTTCAAATTAACGGTACTGGTAGTGGAAATATTGAATTGTTTGATGGTGGATATTTAACTACAATGTTGCGAACTAATGGTAATAAATTAGAATCTGTAACTAAAAAGTCTAAACATGGTAAAATCGTTGCTGCAGTTTCTGCTTCTGCAACTGCTTCATTTGATTTTCAAAGCACATTAACATTAGGTGGTACTACGGGAGGTAGTAGATTACAAGGACAACTTCAAGAATTAAGATTTTGGAGTTCTAGTTTAGGTAATTCAGCATTTGATAATCATGTATCAGCACCAGCAGCGTATGATGGAAATATAGATGCATATGATGAATTAGTTTTTCGACTACCATTAACACAAAAAATTAATCATGCTACAACAAGCAGTTTAACAGGAGTAGAACCTAATAATTCAGGTATTTCAGCTTCATTTGCAAGTTGGACTAATAATACTCCATATGATTCAATTGAAGAGATGTATTATTACGATGGTATTTCTTTAGGTGCTGGAACATATGATGATAATAAAATACGTATTGAATCTAACGAATTAATAGGTAATCTAGACGTTAAAACTAGAGCGGAACGTAGCCAATTTGACAAAGCTCCATTAGATAGTAAAAAATTAGGAGTATATTTTTCTCCACAAGTAATGATAGATGAAGATATCATTGCACAATTAGGATTTACTAATTTAGACGATTTAATTGGAGATCCGGGAGATATTGAGAAAAAATCATATCCAGAACTAATACAACGGGCAACTGAATATTGGAAAAAATATGCAGATAAAAATGATATTAATGCGTATATTAATATGTTTACTTTATTTGATTTATCATTTTTTAAACAATTAGATCAATTAATACCTGCACGAACTGATAATTTAACAGGAATGTTAATACAGCCTAATATATTAGAACGTAATAGAGATTCAATATTACCAACAATAGAAAGATTTTCTGAAAATTATTCTGCAAGTTTACAAGATATGGCTCCTACTGCGTCTGCAGATTCATTACAATATACAGGTAGTATTGAAAGTAAAATTTTATCTGTAACTGGTGAAGATGACGATCAGTGGCAAGCATATTTAACGGCATCAGTAACTGAAAAATATGGCGGTACTACTTATTCGTATGATTATTTAATTAAATCTGGAAGTACGTATATAACAGCATCAACACCATATTGGAGAAGCGAAGCAGAATTACCTGTAATTTTATCTGCTAGTATATCTGAAATAAAAGAAATAACTGCTTTACCACCTGGTGAATATGGGGGGTATTCATATGGATCGGTAAGTTATGGCCAAACTGGATCATTACAATTTGCCCAAGTACAAGATTATTTACCAACTGGAATTGAAAATCAGAAATACGCAGGTTCTAAACTTACAAGTGCTGATTTTAATATAGTATCTAGTCAAACAGTAGATGGTGGTGCACCGGTAGAAATAAGAAAAGCTAATCCAAATCAATTAATATATCAACAACAAACAAATGATAATGGAAGTTTTAGATTAACTTAACATCAAAAATAACATTAGTAATATTTATATAAAATTAAGGTAAAACAATATGGGATATTTAAATAATTCAACAGTAACCGTCGACGCAATATTAACTCTCAAAGGACGTGAGTTATTAGCAAAAGGAAGCGATGCGTTTAATGTTACTCAATTTGCAGTTGGAGATGATGAAGTAGATTATTCATTATGGAATCCAGATCATCCATTAGGTACAAGTTATTATGGCACTATTATAGAAAATATGCCTATTACAGAAGCAATACCAGATGAAACACAAGCATTAAAATATAAACTTGTTACGCTTCCGAAACAAACAACTAATATGCCTGTTGTTTCAGTTGGAAATACTTCTATTACATTGTCTGGTGGAGAAAGTACTATTATATCTCCTAATACTACTAATATTAAAGGAGGTAATTCAAATTTAGGATATACATTTATATTAGGCGATTCTACGATTGCTAATTTAAATGTACAAAGAGCCTTACAAAATTCAGCTCTTCCAACTACTCCTAGATTTATTGGAGACAATGAAGATGCACAAACTGTTGCAGTTACTGGGTTTAGTGTTAATGTTGTAGCAAAAGATTTATTACAAACTGATAAAACAACGACTATAACTGTTATAGGAAATGAGACTGGTGGTAGTGTAACTATTAATTTAACTGTTAAGAAAATTACAGCATCGCAAGCTTTATCAGCGTCGTAAAAAAAGATGAATATGAAAACAATTAAACAATTAAAAAAACAACAACGATTAGGTATAGTTCCGCGCGGGCCGTCAAGAGGAGCTGCTCCTGTTGGACCTAATAGAGGACAACAAGACAGAGATGGAAATCCTGTTTCTTCTGCAGCTGAAACAAATCGACTTAATGATCAGATAGAAGCATTAGCACGAGCTCGAGCGCAAGAAATTATTGCGGAACAACAACAAGCACAAATTCTTGCTAGAAATGGTAGAACATTTACAAAATTTGATGCAGTTAATGATATTGTAGACAATCAAACAGAAACTGTAACTGCAGGTTTATGGAGTGGAAATGTAGCAAGTTTAACTACTTATTCTACTAGTTCAACTCAAACAACGTCGCAACGAAGATATTATGCTGATATATTTAACGGCGATCCTAGTTTATCTGATTCTGCGTGTCAATTCTCTGTAGCTTTTGGTCACGCATTAGGTAGTGGTTCTGATTCACAAGGACAACTTAATGATTCTCCGTCTAAAGCAATTTACTCTCAGTATCGTCAATTATTATTGAACCCAAATGATAGTAGATTTACAACAGCTGGTTCCGGAAGTACAGATTATATATATGTTATTAATTTTAAACGTAACAGATTAAAAGAACGTTTAGATGCTGGAAATTTTGAATTACCTTTAGGACATATGTCAGAATCATCTGCTGCGAACGCAACTGGTAGTAACGTTACTGTTACGGGTAGTTTATCTCCATTCACATTAATTGACGATTCTTCATTAAATGCAAATGGTACCGTAGGAGATTCAGGTAGAATATATAATATAGTATCGGGATCTATAAACGGCGGTGTGCATAATGCGTCTGATCCTGTTTATTATGGATTAGCATATCCAGATTATGGTACATTAGTATTAGATGGAAAAATGTTAGATCAAAAATTAAATTTTCAAACAAATACTGGTTCTAGTTCGGAAGGTAATAATCATTTCCGATTGTTTCATTCAATATCTGGTTCTGCTGTATTTACTAATCCGGTAACGAGTGATCCATATGGATTCCTAGCACGTAATTCAGAAAAAATTACTAGTACGCATTATTTTGTAAGAATAAAAAATGCAGAATATAATTTTTCAAATAATCCTTCTTATACAACTGGTAGTGTTGGAGATTTAGCACAAACTACTTTTGTAGGCGATCCAAAAGCTTATATAACAACAGTTGGTTTATATAATGAATCACAAGAATTATTAGCAGTTGCTAAGTTATCAAAACCATTATTAAAATCATTTCAGCGAGAAGCATTGATTCGAGTTAAATTAGATTTTTAATTAAACCATAAGATTTAAGCCCCGATATATTTATTATAAATGTCTAGGGGCTTTTTACTATCATGGCACAATTAAAAAAACAAAACGAAGAAAATCCATATAAAGAAGCATATCCAACCGTTTTTAAAAAAATTGATCAATCGGATATAAAAGTTAATCCGTTTCAAGCAAATAAAACGTTTGTATTTCTTTCCGGTAGTGCTACAAGTAGTGCATTACCTTTAACTGGTATATATTCGGATATAAATGTTTTGCCTGCTATTGGTTCTGGATTAGTATATAATGATGCTTCTAATATCGACGGCAGTTTGCAAAGTGTTACATATTTTTCAATCAATCATTTATATTATAAAAGAAAACAAGAACCAGCAAATACATTTGGTCCAACAGATTCAAATCGCACAAAAAAATTCTTATATGAAACTGCTTCTGTTTTTTCTATACCACAAAACAAAGTGGGAGAAGGAATAAAGCCAGCATCTTTTACATTTACTAGTAGTGTTTCTGGATCATATCATTCTGACAGATATGGAAATATTTTAGATTCAGGAATAAATAGTTCATCTATTATTAGTGATGTTAAATTTTATGAAGGATTCAATGAATATTTTGATATTAACAGAATTAAATACGAAACAGTAGGTGTAACATATACTGAAGGTATTCCAACTTCTAATGGTAGACAATTACCAATTGGATTATCTGCAAAATTCAATGGAGCAGGATATATCGAGTCTGAATTAAGTGGTGAATATAATCGAGATTCTAATTTTGCAATATCTATGTTTATTAGTGGAACAAATAGCGGAACTTCTGATCAATTGATAATAACAAAAGCTACAAGTTCCAGAACTCCACAATACCCATTTAGAATGGAATTAAGTGGTAGTAATCAAATAAAATTTAGTGCACAAGGATCTTCAACATTTAAATCTATGATTACTTCTTCTGCAGACGTATCTAGTTCATGGACTCATGTTGTTTGTCAAAAATCAGGAAGTAATTTGCAAATGTACGTTGATGGTACATTACATGCTTCACAATCAAATACTTTGTTACGAGACATACAAGCTCCGTTAAGTGCTAGCGCTAGAATAGACAATTTACAAAATTTATCAATAGGTGGATTTGGTACTTCTAATATGAATCTTGAAGGACAATTAGATGAAGTTAGAATATATAATAAAGCATTAACTTCTACAGAAATTGGATATCTTAAAGATCGAACAGAAGGCGGCACTGCTTTACAAACTAATGTTGTAGGTAATGTGTTTGCAAAACAAGGAATCATTGTGTTTTCTTCACCAGATTATCGTGTAGACGATTTGTTAAATACTCCATATACAGCTTCATATAAAAGCACGGTAACTATACATGAATTAAGTGCTGTTACAAGATTAGATGCGGGCGATTTTAATATGTCTATGAATGTTACATTAACAAAAGACAATAATCAAACATATCGAGGATTTGTTTCTGGTAGTGATTTTTCTCCTTATATAACTACAATTGGATTGT